AGATATATCGTAGTAGTCCTTTAAAATTCCATCTTTGTTCAACGAACCTTTTAAAAAAACTGTTAAAATATAGTTGTGTCCATGAAGATTTTTGCACTTTCCTTCGTGCCAAGGGAGCTTGTGGGCCGCGGAAAAAGTAAATGTTTTAGAAATAATCATCTCTACAATAATATAATAAGTCAAAACAAAATACAATTACCTGCTACTTGACCCTTGCCAAAAAATCCTTTATGTTAAATAATAGGGATAAAGAAAAAGCTCTTTGCTTCGCTCTTTATCCCTGCAAGGAGCTTTTTTTGTGCTCCAAAAGGCGAGAGCGAACCCTCGGATAAGCCTTAAAGCCGATTGGGAGGGCGAATGCCTTAGGCGATTGACGGGCATAGCCTTAGAAACAGAACCAGCAACTCACGCTACCAAGTCGGTTCTCTTTGATTTGAAAGAGAAGATTCAAAGTTAATAGGGAAGCTATAGCGATCTGAGAAACAACAGAAGAAATCGCTAGAAAAACCGAGCTCAAAATACGGAGCTAGGGCTCCTCCTAGGCTCTTTCTGGGCATAGTTAAACGTCGATATATGGATAGCGTAAAAGACATTGTTGATATAAATAAATTTAAAAAAAGAGAAAAAAAACGAGGCGCAACTTACCGCTGGCAAGATAGGGCTGTTGAAATTTGGACAAAGTTAGGCATTGAAGGCAAGCCAAAAGCAGGTTGGTTTAAGATTTTTAGGGATTCTCCTAATTTATGCGAACAGGCATTTACAAATTTAATAGATGCTCCTGCAAAAAATGACCCTGAACATTATTTTTACTGGCTTGTCAACGATTTAAAGAGGATACAAAAATGAACCCTGAGGGATTAGTAGCGCAACAGAGAATTTTAGAGCAGATCAAAGATTTAATAATTGAAGGGGAAGCCGCCGCCCGCGGAATGCTTGTTAGCACTTACTTTCAAGTTGGCACAATAATCATTGAAAATAATCTTTTGCCGCAATCGGTTGCGGAATACATAGGTCGAAGCGAACGAATGGTGCAGTATATGGTTAAGTTCGCTTCAAACCCTAAGATTTTAGACAAAGTTTCTAAGCAAGATAGCTGGACCGCTATTATTCGGAAGCATCTTACCACTCCCTCAGACCCCAAAGAACACGAACACGAACCCATCACAATTACAATCTGCAAAATCTGTCGGGTTGAAATCTCAAGCTAACTTGTTGGTTGACATCTTATAAGTAATTATAATACAATATAGGTAATTAAGGATAAATAATATGAATATAAATAAAAGAAATCAGTATGGAGTTAAAGATTCAAGCAATTGTTATTTGAATATAAATAGTAAAAGGTATGAGCAATGGAGTGATTTTAAATTAAAAGAAATTTGCGAGAAGGAAAATCCGAACGATCAATTTATTGCAAGAAAACAAAAAGAAGGTTTTTTAAGAATATACATAGAGGTTTAACATGACACCAAAGCAAGCAATGGACCAAGCATTATTTTTAAGATACCTAGCTGGTACAAGCCAAATGGATTACGAAGAAGCTAAGGCAAAAGCAGAGCCCTTGTTAGCCGAAGTAAACGAAGCATCTAAAGCAATTGCTAAAAAATACAACCGATCTCCGCAGAAAATGACCTTTGCGACCTTGCCAATGAGGAGCCCTAAATGAAAGCTGTCTATTATAGGAGATTTAAAAGGTTAGTTTACTTCAACTTCGCAAAACAATGGATAGGCATAAATTGCCCTAGCCAAAGATCAGCAAAAAAATTACTGGCATTAGTTGAAAGCAGGACAGGATTGAATCAGGAATTAAGGATAGTATGACTTTCACCAAAAAACAAAAACAAGCATACCTTCAGGGATTAAGAAATCGCTGGAGAGAATCTAAAGCCCTCGCAGAAGCGGATGAAACCGCCAAAGCCCTTTGGAATGAAACAGGCGGCAAAGTATCTTATCTAAGCTTCTATTTTGTCCTGCAGGATATGAGGCGGTTAGGTTTAGACGGGCTTCCATACATTGATTGTAAGACTTTTGGCAAGTGGAGAGAGGCAGGTTTTGTAGTTAAAAAGGGCGAACACTCAAAAATTGACGGCATTGTTTGGATTGGCGCGGAACCTAAAGACGAGGAAGACGAGGAAGACCGATATTTGTTCCCAAAGGTTTATCATCTTTTCCATGAGACTCAAGTGGAGGCTATTAAATGAAGTGGTATTTTTCTTTTGGGAGTGGTCAGGTGCACAACGGTAAATATCATGTGATAGAAGGAACTTTTGAAGAAGCACGAAAAAAAATGTTTGAGCGTTTTGGTGCTAAATGGTCAATGCAATACTCAGAAAAACAATGGAATAATCCCAGCGTAGATAGTATGGGATACCAAGGTATAGACCCCAAGAGTAAGCCAACCCTAGCTGATGTTTGGGGCTGGACGGAGATTAAATGAGATATTTACATACGATCAGTAAAAAAGACGTAGGTAAAAGATTTATCAATGTTCAAAAAGAATGTCCAACTTGCGGTCATATTGAAAAACTTAGAATTGATATGCAAGATGTTCTAGGAAAAGTTTTACCGCAGGATCAAAACAGAAAAATTTATCAAAGCGCCAGAAAAATCATCTATGTAGAGGTGGCAAAAAGATGAAACAATACGCCTACACGATTTATAAACACAATGGGGAGATTAAAAGATACCCTCCTTGCAAAAAGAAAACCTTTAAAGATTTTTACAGAATGTTAGATTGCCACACAATTGAAATAATCCCCCGCGACTATTACAAAAACAAAGGTTACGGGCGTTGCACAATGTACGGGGACGAGGAAGCTCGATTTAACGAGAATAATAAGCGCAACCCTTACTTTGAAAGCATAGTTGCAGAAGACGGAGCAGTTTGGGACGTTGTAGGAGATATTATTAAAGAGGAGGTGTTTAAGTGACAGCCGAAGGTGTAATTATCGCCTTAATGCTTTTAGGTGTTTACTTCTTCCCGACAATTTGGGCGGCAAATAAACGCAAAAAAAACAAAGATGCAATTTTTGTCTTAAATTTATTCCTAGGTTGGACTGTAATAGGCTGGGTGTTTGCCTTAGTTTGGGCGGCAATGAAAGACTAACATGGAACTTACAGACGAAGAACGAGAAGCAATAGATCAAGAGGTAGCGACTATCCTTGTAAAAATTAAGGAAAGTGGCTGGACGGAAACAATGAAAATTATAACTGCTTTTCAAGCAGGTGTTGAATTTTGGAAGAAAAGAATAGACGAACCTATGCAACAACTACCCAATCTACGTAAACCTAAGCAAAAATGAAACCTAAACGAATACAACGCAAAAGAACAAAAGGCTGGAAGATGCTAGCAAATACAGTTTACGTAGGAAGACCGACAATTTACAGTAATCCTTTTGTGATTGGTAAGCCTGATTTAACGCTTGGATTAGTAGTAGTTAAAGATAGACAAGAAGCGGTCCGAGAATTTAAAAATATGCTAAATCCTAAAAGGGCTTACGTGCAGGTTCATGGTTTTAACTACAAAGAATACAAAAAGATTATACGTTCTGAATTAAAAGGCAAAAATTTAGCTTGCTTTTGCCCGCTAGACCAACCTTGCCACGCAGACATTTTATTGAAAATAGCAAATGATCGATAAATTTAAAAAGTTTGTTACGGAACACAACGGGATTACTTTCACTAAGTACCAAGGCGTAGAGAAGCGCAGAGGCGAAACTGCTACGCAAGAAGCCAAGTATCACCTTGAAGGTGTGCCCTCAGTTACTAAAGCAATAGGACAATATAAGTATGGAGACGAGGTTATCATTCAAATTTTTAATGAGGCTGGCTCAACCATTAAAAGAGAACGGGTTAACAGCAATTACGACAGGATACAAATTTTCTTTAAGCTAGACGTTTTTGAAGAGATTTGTAAGGCATTCTTATTAGACCTAGATGACCCTTTTGGTGCTTGACAACATTATAGGTAAGTATTTATAATTATAGTTAATTAAGATTAAATAATATGGATTACGACCAAGAGATAGAAAAAATGTATCACCCAGAGAATTTTGAAAAGGAGGCTCCTTTTGAGGCAAGTACGGCTTCACAGCCAAAAGATGCCGAGGATTCTCCTTTTGATTTAGACATTGAAAGGCTTTTTGGGTTTGATAAATGATTGACCTAGATATTTATTCCGACAATCCATTGGCAAATAAAATAGTAGAAGATCAAGACTTGAAGTTAGATATTGCTCACAACATGACTACGTTTGGTGGTAGTTTTGTTCAGGCATTGAGCAAGTGCATAATAACCGCAGACCGCGATAATCTCCGCAAATTAGTTTTAGCTTTCCCAAATTACATTAGAGACTACCAGCCGAAGAAATGGAGTAAAAAATGAGCATCTGGGATAACGAGCCTTGGAAGTTTGGCAAGATAAAAAAAGTGCAAACCGACAAAGGCATTGAATATGTCGTTAATTCTTTTACCCGCAAGGGAGCGACTTATGTTGTCCAGCAAACGCCAATGGGACAATTGTATTGCAACTGCCCTGCTTATCAGTACCAACATCAAGAAACCTGCAAGCACGTTGAGAGAGTTATGAAATTTATAAAAGTAGAAAAAGAGGTACAAAATGCCTAAGAAAACTCCGCAGACTAACTCGAAAGGGAAAGGAGCAGGAGTATCGGACAGCGTTACCCCTGCTTCGCCCCCTAAGATGAAAGATAAAAAAGAATTCCTTAAATTTATTCGCTCCAATGGCAAAGTTTACAAATTAAAAATTGGGGAAGTAATTAGATTTGATACTGACATCTCTCATTTTTACTGGATAAACGGAGTGTTTGCACCAAGCGTTACGGGAATTTTAGACGCAACAATGCCAGTACCTTTTGGCTTAAAGATGTTTTGGCAGACAAATACAAAGCAAGAAGCCGACCAGATATTTGAAGACGCAGGGCTTTTGGGGACAAAAATGCACGATGCTTTTGAAAAACTTTTACATGGGCTTCAATTAAATGTATTAAAAGACTACCCGACAGAACGGGAAAAGAAAATCTTAATGGCTTTTGAGGATTGGTTTAAGACTTATACCCCGTCAAACTTTCAGCCAGAGCAGATCGTGGCAAGCAAAAAATTTAAGTATGCTGGCACGTTAGACCTAGTTGGCAAAATAGACGGCAAGGTTTGGTTGATTGATTTTAAGACTTCAAGCGGGGTTCGCCTTTCCCATAAATTACAGGTTCTAGCTTATAAACAAGCCTACGAGGAGAGCTACGGAATAAAGATAGATAAAGTAGCAATCTTAAGGCTAGGGACGCTTCACAAGGGCAATGGCAAAGCCAAAGAAGGCAAGCTCAAAGACACAGGTGCGGGTTGGGAGATTCAGACCGCAGACGAAATGAACGTAATAGTTGATGGTAAAAAGAAAACTGTGAAGCTAACAATAAAAGACTTCATGCGCTTCTACCAGACTTATTTGATGCTTAATGGCGGTAAAGTGCCAGAGCCAGCAGAGATCGCAGTCTATCCTGAGACAATGCAAATACTTGAGCCAGTAGAAAAAGAAGTAAAAAAAGGCGACACAATTAAAGCAGACGATGAATTAACAGTTGATGCAATAGAAACTAAAAAAGGAAAGGTAGAGATTAAACTAAAAGCGAAAGGAGGCAAAAAATGAAAAAGGTAACACCAGAAAAGTACATCAAGCCTAGCAAGTTTATTCATTTTAAAGTAGGAGAAAACCGCATTAAAATCATGAGTATGATTTATCTTTACCAAAAATACGGGCTAAGAGCCGCAGGGCGTTATATCTCCCAAATAGTTAGGGAGGGCGAGCCAGTCAACGATATATTTTTGAGGAAAGACCGAAGCGGAAAGACAGTTGAACCAAAGCAACAATGGGGCTTTGTGGTTTGGAGCGATGAATTACAAGAGTTCCGAGTGCTTGAATGCGGTCCAATGCTAGGAGATCAATTAGCAAAATTGCTTGGGCAGATCGGTCATGATTATATTAAAGTCGATATTCTTGTTAACCGAGTTGGGCTAACTATGCACGATACAAAATACACAGTTAAAGTAGCGCCTGAAAATAAAGACTTACCAAAAAGGGTAGGAGACTCGCTTAAATTAGAGTATGAATTTTACAAAGCCTATTTTGAGAAGGGAGGGGAGAATGCAAACCCAGTTCCTAGACAAGCAACTGATTGATCTCAAAATGAGTTACGGGGATAGAATGCTCGTAATTTCAAATAAAAGTGGACATATCGTTTTACCTCGAGTTAAACTATATTCTGTGCTAGTGTTTATTATTAGAATCTTAAAGCGTGTTACAATTAAACAAAAATGATGACAAAGCAGACAGACTCTTTAGACAATATATCCTCAGACGAGACCATTTCAAATGTGTCATCTGTGGCTCCCGCTATCTCCCGACTGTTGCTCACCTTATTCGGAGGGGCTATGACCAAACGAGATGGGAACCGAAAAATGCCGTTGTACTTTGTTGGCTCCCGCATCATCAATTCTATACGGACCACCCTAAACTTTGGGACGCTTGGTGCGTTGAGCGAGTTGGAGAAGTTAAATGGGCAAGACTTAAATTACAAAGTCAAAACCGAGAAGTCAGAAAAATCGACTATCCCCAACTCTTTAAAAGATTGGAGGGACTCTTAAATGGACAACTTACTCAGGCGTGAAGAACTAGCAGATATTTTAAAGGTTACTACGCAGACTGTCCGCAATTATGAAAAAGACGGAATGCCTGTAATCCACATCGGCAAAGATCGTTTTCCCCGCTACGAGTTAACTAAGGTGATGGAGTGGATTCACAATAATGAAAAGAAGCGATTTAAGAATGACTGAACCCCGAACTTACAAACACCCTAGACTTGGAACTCTCACAGGGGAAGTATCAATGGACGATGGCAAATGGTGCGATTTCACTTTTAGCGAGGAACAAGCAATTGGTGACGGTGCAGGTGGAGTTAAATTAGTTGAAGCAGGAGAAATAATAACTTTAAAAAGTAGTTCATTAAAAGAATATGAAATTAAATAAAAGCTGGACTACAAAATTTTTTTGGGAATTGGTTCAGCAGACAACTTTAACTGATAGAGAAAAATTGGTTATATCCAAACGACTGTTTGGTTTTACTTTAAAAGAGATTGGAGAACAATTAAAACCATTGAACCCAGAGAACCCTGCCAAAAACATAGATGGGCATTTAGACCAAGAGAGGGTGAGACAAATTGAGGCTAAGGCAGTTAGAAGACTACATTATAAATTGGAGGTGAAAAAAATAAATGCAAATTGAAAAGATTGCAACAGCAAGCGCATCAACTGTTCAGATGTCAGGAGTAGATAAAATTTTTAGGACAACTGGAATGGTTTTTTATGGAGTGCTTATAGTATTAGGGGCAATCTTCTTGCTCTGGCTCATAATAAAACTTTTGCGGTTTTTGAGGAGCCATAGGATCGTAGCAAAAAGCTAAATGGATTTTTTGCTTGGACTATACATGGCTCTAGTGAGCCAGACAGTTGAGGTAAAAACCACGACTGTTACAACTATAAAATATGAAGAAGCAGTACCTAACAAGAATGGGGGGCAAGAGAGTATTCTACCGCGAGAATTATCCGCGCAAAGGAATGACAGTAGCGGAGGTATACGATTTTACTCCTATGATAAGAGTAGCCAAACTTGGACTGGAGCTATTAGTCATTACTCTCAGGCTGGTTGCCTTGGCTGTAGTCCTCATTACGATCAAGACGGCAACCTTTATTATGTTACTTCTTCGGGGGAAGTATTTGACGAAAACAAGTTTGCTCTGGCTTTTAATCGGCTTCCAAACGGCAGTCGCGTTCGTGTCACTAATTTGGATAACGGAAAAAGTGCTGAGGCTGTTGTTAACGATAAAGGTGGCTTTGAGTCTGCCCCTTACAACAGGATTGCTGATTTGACTGTTGGGCTTGGGAATCATTTAGGGACAAAGACAGATCAAAGCAGAGTTAAAATTGAGAAGCTATGAGCAATAAAGGTTTGTTTACTTATACGACAGAAATAGAGCCTCAAAAAACAATTGCGGAAATTCAAGAGGTTTTAGTCAGCCATGGCGCAAAATCAGTAATGACAAATTATACAGACGATGGCAGAATAGAGTCTTTATCTTTTATGATCGAGGTTGACGGGCAACCAAGAGGCATAAGGCTTCCTTGCGATCCTGTTCCCGTTTTAAAGGTTTTAGAAGGACAGGCAAGAGAGGGTAAAATTCCACGAAAATTTATAGGAGATGAACACCAAGCCTTGCGAGTTTCATGGCGAATAGTACGTTACTGGGTTATGGCTCAAATGGCAATTCTAGAAACTCAAATGGTCAAAATGGAACAGATATTTTTGCCTTATATGGTAATGAGGGACGGCAAGACTCTATTTGAAAATATGGTTAAAACTGGTTTTAAATTACTTGGCGGGAAGATAGAAACAACAATCCAAAATCAGGCGCAAGAAGGAGAGGTCATGGAATTGAAAGAGGTAGAAGATGACACTAAGTAAATGTTGCAAGGCGCCAGTTGAAGTTAGAGGGGGCGATGAGGGGACTAATCACTACCAATGCACAAAATGTGGTTGGGCTTGTGATGTTGGCGAATTTCAAGGGAAGGAGGAAGAATGAAATTATTTATAGGAAATCTGCCGTATGACATTGATGACAATGGGCTCGGAGCGATCTTCCAAAAGTTTGGAAATGTGATTAGCGCAGTAGTTGTCATGGATAGGAATACGAATAGGTCAAAAGGTTTCGGCTTTGTGGAACTTGAATCAGGTGGAGAGCAAGCAATAAAGGAAACAAATGAAACTCAAGTAGCTGGGAGAAAAATATACGTTTCGGAAGCGAGGCCAAAAAATGATCGAACCTAGATTTGAAAAAAGACTCGGGTGGCCTGACACGCCTAAAAGATTACAGCAAAAAGAATGCTTTACCTATATTAGTGAAAAAGGGGTTGAGATAAACTATCACGATTTTAACGATCGAACAGGGAAGTGCTTGAGATGTCCTTTGACAATTTCCAAAAAGATACTTGCTCAAGTAATTAAGAAAAAATTAGCAAGGGAGGCGATAAAAAATGCTAGATCAAATTAACCTCGTCATTTCTCTAGGGACATTATTGCTGGTATTTGTGCTTTCAAGACGCTTTGAGAGCGTGTTTAAGGGGCTCGGTAAAAAGGAATTGGACTATATTTTACGCGGGCTACAGCAAAGATTAACGAAAGCGAGGAAACGGGAAAGGAGTAAATAACGAGATATAAAGCTGGCTGTACGGGGAAGATTCCGTATGGTACGGAAAAAGAAGCAAGAAATGTAATTAGGCGCTGGAAAGGCGGCAAGAAAAATTATCGGGTTTACCATTGTAAGCACGAAAATCATTGGCACGTTAGTAGCGAAAGTAAGCACGTTCATAAGTTAATTAAAAAAGGACTCATGATTAAAAGAAAATTTTTTGAAGGGAGGTGAAAAATGAAAGGCAATATATTAGTTAGTTTTTTAATAGGACTTTTTATAGTAGTAGGCGGTTTAGCTTTTGCAAAATCGGCACAGGCTTGGGGATTTAATATATGTGATATATTCCCAAACTTGCCACAATGCCAAGAGCCAAGCCCATCACCTAGTCCCTCCCCTAGCCCCTCATCATCTCCGAGCCCAGAGCCAAGTCCCGAACCAAGCCCTGAGCCCTCTCTAACCCCTGAACCTCAAAGGGACGAAGCAAAGAGCGAGCCACAAGCTCCTCAATGCCCGAACGGCAATACTACGCAAGTGCCAGCGTGGGCTCATGTAAATAGAAGCGGAGAGCAAGCCATTGTTAACGCTTTTATTACAGAGGGTGATAATGTCCAAATTTATTGGAGCGTAGTAGGGCAACCGCATTGGCAACACTCAAGCGCAGGAACTAATCCTGACGGAGTCAAGCCAAACGCAGATAAATGGATCGACTATACGATTCACGAGCTTGATCCAAACTTGGGTTATGACTTTGGAATCCAACAGCGCAACGGCTGTGGTGGTGGAGAAACCATAACCGCAGTAATTGTCGATGGTCCAGAAACTCAGGTTTTTGGAGTAACTTATTACGAAAGGTAAGTCTTAGCTTTCGCGCAGAAGCTAGGAACTAGGGGGAGGAGAGACAGCAAACTGATCTTCTCCCCCGTCCAAAAAAACTATGATAAAGTACGAGCAACTCGCAGTTGAGTATTTAGAAAAACAGGAAAAGGTATACAAGCGATCAATCGGGCCGCTTCAACGCTTTTTGGTTCGAAATTTCGCTCAACAGCTAGAAAAAACTCTCCCTGATGATCCTAACAAAGGGATTAGAAGTAAGCTAGGCCACATCAGAGGGAAGATTGCAAAAGTAGCATTTATTACAGAGGACGTAGGACATCTCACAGGGGGCAGATATTACGCTTGGTTTATCGCTACTGCCCTTGTTGAATTAGGTTTTGACGTTACTGTTTACACTAACAAAGTTCCTGTTTTTCAAGATAACTTTAAACTTTATCAACAGCCAAAGATTGAAGTGGTTGTAAAAAACGCAAAAGAGCTTGAGACTTTTGATATTAAAGCCGATATTTACATCGGTTCTCCAATTTCAGGAGATATTGCGGCGGCTCGATTGGCAGAAAAATACAACAAGCCTAGCTTTGCGATTATCTTTGACCCCTTTCCAATGATGGAAAAGTATATCGGGCGAAGAACTTACGCTGGTTGGGGCGAGATTGTACCTCTTTTAAAAAAGACCGACATAAATATAATCACCTTGTGCAAATCAACCTCTGAGTATATTTACAATTGGCTCAATAAACGCAGAGATCAAGTGTTTGAAATTTATCCTTGTATAAATTCACGCGAAAAAGATCAAACAGAACAACAACTACAGGAAGATTACGTTGTTTTTATCTCCCGTCTAGTCGGGCATAAAAGATTCCCACACGTCTTAGAGGCTTGCAGGGAGGCTGGTATTAAATTAAAGGTTATCGCAAGCATAGACGGATTAAAAACTGAGAAGATGATCGAGGAAGCAGGAATGACAGAGCAAGTTGAATTTTATCGAGGGATATCTGACAAAGAAAAATTTGAGCTTATTGCAGGAAGTAAAGCAGTTATAAATGGGGCAATTTTTGAAGGCTTTGGGCTTTGGGCGGCAGAAGGCTTGGCTTGCGGAGTGCCTATTGTCTGTTACGAATATCCCACGTTTCGTGAGATAGAACAGATTGCACAAGCCAGTAATATGTATTTTGCAGAATGGGACAATCCAAAAGACCTTACCCTAAAACTCAAGCAAGCGTTAAAAGAAAATAATAGAAACAATGGGACAAGAGCTTTTGATTTTGAGATACTTTCAGAGAGAGTAAAAAATGTTTTCTCTTTTGAACCCCGCATTGGCATCATAACTATCGCCTTAAATGAAGAAAAATTTATCGGGGCTTCTTTGAGAGCAATTATCAAACACCCGAATGTTAAAAAGGTAGCGGTAGTCGAAGGAGCTGTTAATCTTTTTAATCATAGTGCAACGCCGCAAGGATTAAGTCTAGACAATACTGCTCAAGAAGTTTTAAAGGTAATTGAAGAAGAACCCAATGGCAACAAAATTATTTACGATAGGTATGGGTGGGCTACTGATAAATCAGAACTTCGAAACCGAGCCTTAAATCTTATTAGTAAAAACCTCGATTATATTCTAGTTGTTGATGCAGATGAGGTTTGGAAAAAAGAAGATTTAGACAAGCTCGTAGAGGGAATGAGAGAACACCCAGAGATTGGCGTTTTGCTTTTTAATCATCACCACTTTTGGAAGCGAAAAGATTTAGTAGCAATTGGCTCAAATTGGAACATTCACCTATTCCGTTGTTTTAAATTCCAAGATCCAACTCTCCATTGGGATAGACACGAAATGCCAGTCGTTGATTTTCAGGGTAGATACATAAATAAAACAGACGGCTTTTTAGTCTTAAGTGATGTTTATGTTTATCATTACGGCTATCTTAAAAGCGACAAAGAAGTGCAAAATAAAATCGAGTACTATCGAAAAAGAGATCGGCATTTACAAGTTAAGGATACTTTTACTAATTGGAAAAAAGGCGATCCTACTTCAACAACTCATGGGGGAGGGGAGGCAATACCTTTTGAGGGAACTCACCCGTCAGAAATGGAAGGAATTATATGAAGACTAAACTTAATATAGGAAGTGGGGCGAGACCAATGAATAAAATTGACAACGAATGGCTTGATTTAGACGTACGCAAAGAGATCAAGTTAGAAAATGCCGTTTATACTCCTGATTTTGTGAACGAAGCAGATATGATTCCCGTTGAAGATAATACCTTTGAGGAAGTTTTAGCCCATAGCGTCCTTGAGCATATTAGCAAATGGGACTATCCACGCTTCCTGAAAGAGTGGTACCGCATTTTACAAGTCGGAGGCAGGATAAGAATTAGCGTACCTGATATGTATTTAGTCGCCAAAGATTTAATTCGAGCAGTACAAAGTAAAAATCAACAGGCAATAAAAGGCACAATTAACCTTATTTATGGAGAACAAAATTACTCAGAGAATGTTCATCGCTGGGGCTGGACTGAGGAAAGCCTGTCAGAAGCGTTAAAAGGAGTTGGCTTTCATAATATAAAGCGGTTGAAGGGCTCACGTTATAACTCGGAACTTTTTATCGAGGCGGTTAAATGAACAGAAAAGAAAGACGCAAAAGAGTTAAAAAATTCAATCACAAGCCACATCGGGGTTTTACTAAAAGCAATAAACCAAAAAGATGAAATACTACTCTCAATTTGGTGAAGACAAATGGCTTATGGAAAATATAATCTTGCCGCCAAAAGGCATTTTTGTTGATGTAGGGGCAGGTGATCCTCAAGCTCTAAGCAATTCTAAGTTGTTTGAAGATTTAGGCTGGGAGGTTTATTGCATAGAGGGAGATGAGAGGCGAATTAAGACTCTAAAAGCCCAAAGGAAAAACGTGATTCAAGCTGTTATTTCCGACAAAGAAAAGAAAGCTCTATTTAATTTAGATCCTGCCCCTGATTTAAGTAGTCTCACAAACAGAAAAACAAGCAGGACAGTTGAAATAAAGACCCGCAGACTCGATAAATTATTTTTGGATATAGGAATTTGGGAGATAGATATTTTAAGCGTGGACGTAGAAGGTTACGAGATACAGGCTTTAAAGTCTTTGGGAATGTATAAGCCTGAAATTATAATTGTTGAATTTTTAACCTATAAAAAAGACCCAATTGACCGAGAGATTAAGGAATACCTAAGTGACTATAATCAAGTCCACAAGACACTTTCAAATTTAATCTTTGTTTTACAGAGAGGAAAATATGTACACTAAAGACTTTTTTGGAGCAAATGGTACAAATTGGATAATCTGGCTAGGAGAGCTTGCTCAAAAGCCTAATCTAAATTTCTTAGAGATTGGTTGCTTTGAGGGAAAGGCGACAGTCTGGCTCTTAGGGCATATTTTAACCGAGCCTACTTCCCGCATTACCGTAATCGATACATTTAAAGGAAGCCGCGAGCATAAGATTCAAAAGCTAGATGTTTCGACAATGTATCAAAACTTTTTAAAAAACACAGCAGAATTTAAAGATAAAATTACAATCCACGTAGGCTCCTCCCAAAAGATTCTAAGGACATTTTTAGTCGGGCAGTTTGATTTTATATACATAGACGGCTCGCACCAAGCACCAGATGTACTTGAAGACACTTTGCTTGCTTGGAGATTGTTAAAAAAGGGCGGCATTTTAATTTGGGACGATTATGATTGGGGTGAACAATACCAAGAGAGAGAAAAACCAAAAGTTGCTATTGATGCATTCCTTTATATTTTTGAAGGTAAATACAAAATAATCTCCTCGCACAGACAAATTTGCGTTACTAAATTAGAGTTATAATAAAAGGGAGAGAAGAGGAGGGGGTGAGACTATGACTCAACTGACAAAAAAAGAAGTAAAAAAAAGAATGGTATTTACCCGAAAGACCCATCTAGGGGACAGATGGAAAATAGTGCAGGGCAGTAAAATCTTTGTTTTCCATGGACCAGAGAGCAAGGCAGTAGACTTTTTTTACAAGAGATTAAAATAAGAGGGTTGACAACTCTTTCCACTTTTGCTAGATTACTCTTTGCTTATCGCAAGATTAGCAACAAACTAGAGCTTCTCGCAAGAGTCGCTCTTTTTTGTTTGGTTGACAGTAGGTTATAATAGATATGAGCAAAATTAGACACCTAAAAAAGAATGGCTAACTTAGAAGATACTTACAAACCAGAATACTGCCTAAAGCTCATTGAGCATATGGAGCAGGGCTTCTCTTATGAAACCTTTGGGGCAATTATCAATGTTTCACGTGCTACGCTTTACAATTGGGAAAAGACTCACGAGGATTGGAAAGAAGCAAAAGAAGAAGCATTTTTAAAGTGCCAGATGTTTTGGGAGCGTTTGGGAAGATATGCCGCTCTAGGAATTAGCGTAACAATAGGAAGCGGAGAAAATGCTCAAGTTATAAATGGGAAAGACATTAACACTATTGCTTGGATTTTTAACATGAAGAATCGATTTAATTGGAGAGATAAACACGACTTTACTAGTGACGATGAAAAGTTAGAAGTAATTCCTATACAATACATTAAGCCACAGGAGCCAAAAGTAATTGAAGCTCCTAAAGGAACAGATGCCACTAATCCAGTTCAAACCAACCCTCAAGCAGGATCAAGCGTGGAGCCTCCTACAGGACAAGGTAACTGAGGAATTGCTAATTGGGGGCGGGGCAGGAGGCGGTAAAACGCTTTTTGGCTCTGCTTGGGTAACAATGATGGCAAATTCTTTGCCGCGTACCCGTTGGTTTATCGGCAGGAATGAGCTTAAAAGACTAAAACAATCCACACTTCTTACTTTCCTAGAACAATTAAGAGATTGGGATTTTGTGCAAAATAGGGATTTTCACTATAATCGGCAAGAAGGCGTTATCACGTTTTTAAAAAGACAAAGCGAAATCTATCTCCTCGATGTTTCTTATATGCCGTCTGACCCAAATTACGATAGATTCGGTTCTACAGAATATACAGGCGGGTTTATTGACGAGGTAGAAGAGATAACAAGCAAGGCAAGGGAAGTCCTAAAAACCCGTATCAGATATAAATTAGAAGAACATGATCTTATCCCTAAACTCCTGCTCAGTTGTATTCCGTCAAAGAATTGGGTCTATGTCGATTTTTACAAGCCTTGGAGAGATGGCAACCTCCCTAAAGATCGGGCGTTTGTTCGAATCCTAGTTACTGATAATCCTCACGCTTCGCCGCAATACATTGCGTCTCTTAAAAAGATTAGGGATAGAGTCCTGCGGGAAAGATTGCTTGAAGGGAATTGGGAGTATGAAGACAGCGACCTCTCACTATTCCACTTCGACCAAATTAACGATTTATTTACCAATGTCCCAGTCGATTCAGACCAGTTTTATCTTACTTGCGATGTGGCAAGGTTTGGAGCCGACAAGACAGTAATTATGATCTGGAAAGGCTTCATGGTAATTAACATTAAGGTAATTTTAAAGAGCGATTTAACTGCAGTTGAGCGGGCAATTATGCAATTAGCCGAACAATACAAAATTAGAATCTCGCACGTGCTGGTTGATGAAGACGGAGTTGGGGGCGGGGTAGTAGACCATTTAAAGTGCAAGGGCTTTGTAGGTGGGGCTTCTGCGCTTGAGAGGCACGATCAAACTGTCAAAGAAACCGAGTTTAAAGTCAATTATCAGAATATGCGGGCTCAATGCTACTATACCTTGTCAGAATATGTTAATGATGCGAAGATTGGAATTAGAACAGAAGATTTAACTTATAGGGATTTAATCATTGAGGAGCTAGAGCAGATCAGGACGAAAGATAGCGAGAAGGAACAAAGGTTAAAGATAATCCCGAAAGAAGAAATTAAACTTAACCTTGGCAGATCGCCTGATTTTGCTGATGCTCTTATGATGCGAATGTATTTCGAGGTGCATAGCAAAGGTGCTACAATAAGATTTAGCGACATAGGCTTTATATGAACATCTTTCAACGAGCTATAAAAAGCGTTTTAGGTGCACCATCTTCAATGTTTTCTTTGCCATGGGCAACTTCATCTTCCCAACTTAGTAGAACGCAATTGATTGGGGAATACAAAAGATATCTTTACACAATTGTTAGTGCAATCGCTGAGGATTTTGCAAAGATAGATTTTAGTGTCGAGAGGGCAACGCTTGATAGTAAAGTACCTATTAAAAACCACGCATTCGCCACCTTAATTAAAAAGCCAAACGAAGATCAGTCGCAATTTCAGTTTCTTGAACTTCATCAGACCTATATGGAATTAGCAGGGGAGTCGTTTTGGTACATGCCACCTACTGCTCTAACCCGCAAACCTACTGAACTTTATTTAATAAAACCCGACAGGATTGATGTTGTTGTTCCAGACTCAAAAGATAATCCTTTTGGAATAGTCGGCGGTTATGTTTATACAAATGGCAAGGGCGAGAAAATTCCTTTTGACAAAGACGAGATACTTCATTTCAAAATGCCTAATCCTGTTAATCCCTACAGAGGAATGGGGACAGTAGAAGCCGCAACTATTTATATCCAGACTGAGGCGTATGCTTCTGAATGGACAAAACAATCGCTTTACAATTCAGGCAGACCTTCTGGAATCATAAATATAAAAGGAACGATGGATAAAGATGATTTCGAGCAGTTAAAAAAGAAATTCCGACAAGAATATCAAGGGTCTGCTAATGCTGGCAAAACAATGATGATTCCAAATGCGGAAGGTGTCGAGTTTACAAAAATTGGAATGGAGATGGGCGAAACTGCACTTACTGAATTAAAGAATATGACCCGCGATGATTTGATGATTATGTTTAGGGTCAGTAAGACTATTCTTGGAATTACAGACGACGTTAACCGAGCAAATGCAAAAGAAGCGAGAGCGGTTTGGTTGCAAAATGTCATTCAGCCAAAGATGGATCGTTTGATAGATCACCTAAACGCCTTTTTAATGGACAGATGGGGAGGCACAGACGTTTTATCTTATAAAGACCCGTCTCCTGAAATTGTCGAAGACAAACTAGCTGAATGGGAAAAGGGTCACAACAAATGGTTGACTGCAAATGAGATTAGGGAAGAACGAAACAGCGTACTTGGATCAAGCGAACTAGAGCCTAAAGAGGGCGGGGACGAACTCTATGCTCCTGCCCTTTTAGTTCCGCTTGCCGATCTAAATACACCAGACGAGCCAGAGCCAGACAAAGGACCGCCAAAAAAAGAACCGCCTCCTGAGCCTCCCCCTGAACCGCCAAAAGAAGGATTAAAGAAAAAAGCTCTCCCAAGAGAAGAAGCTGGAGAGATATTTAGGCAAGGGGTATTTAAGAAACAATCGCTCTGGGAAAAACGCTATCATAAATTACTAAGGAAGTTATTTGGCGAGCAAGAAAAAGAGATACTAGGTCGAAAAGGAATTACTGCCAAGGCATACGAAGATTGGTTGTTTGATACAAAAAATGCACTTAAAAGGTTTAGTGCTATTCTCGTTCCTTTGTCTTACGAGATGATGAAAGATCAAGGTGAGAGTGCCTTAGACTTTGCGGGAGACAGCGAGACAGAGTTTGAAATAAACGAACGGGTTAAAAGATATGTCGATGGTCGGGTCGCTCATTTTGCAGAAGGTACTAATGCTGAAACGATTAAGTTACTTCAAGGTTCTATAGGGGAGGGGATTCAAGCTGGCGAGAGCATTCAGAAATTAAAGAATCGAGTCAAAGAGATTTACGCAGAAGCAAAAGGGGCAAGGGCTGAGAGGATAGCAAGGACGGAAACTATAGCCGCAAGCAACGAAGCCGCTTTAGAGGCTTACAGACAAAGCCCAGAGGTAGCCGCTCAAGAATGGTTTGCGGAGCCAGACGCTTGCGAGTTTTGTGCGGAATTTGGCGGGAAGATAATCGGGCTTGAAAGTTCTTTTGCTAATGTAGGTGAACCAGTCGAGGGAGCAGAAGGAGGAATCTTTGAGGTTGATTATGAAGATGTCGAACACCCTCCGCTTCACCCGAATTGTCGTTGTGTTATCTTGCCCGTTTCAAGTTATGACTTCACAAAAGCTAGGGCGTTAGTGCTTAAAGCGGAGTATGATAGAAGTAAGAACAAGAAGTCTAAAAAAGCAAAAAAACTCTTGTCTGACATAAACATATTAAAGAAGCATCAAGTAATCAGATGAAAGAAATACGTTGTCCAGATTGCGGGAGACTTTTATTAAAAGCAAAAATGGTTGTCGGTCAGATAAAATGTAAATGCCGAGACAGTAAAGGCAATCAAAGAATTGTGCCGCTTAAAATTATTTCGCAGGAAGAAATTTTTAAAGCAAATAAAACAATATGAGTGAAGTATTTGAAATAATCCGAAGGGACGATACAGATTTAGAATTGACGTTTACTGACGTAGATGGCAACGCCATTGATTTAACTGGTTGTACGGTCTTTTTTACGGCTAAGAGGCGGGTAAAAGATGTTGATGATGATGCTGTTATTAGCACAGAGCTAGATGAATTTGAGGAACCTGAAACGGGAATTTGCGTTTTACCTTTTACAAATGAGGAAACAGATATACCTGCTGGCAATTACTATTACGATGTCCAATTATTAGACTCAGAAGGCAAGATTGCTTCTTCAGTTAAGGGCTTACTTAGAGTTTTAAGTGATGTTACAATAAGGACGGAGTTTAGTTAAGGACTTGCAATTGATTAAGAAACAGTTCTATAATTTTAATTAGATGGCTACATACATCTGGACTTTACAAGGCGTGACGCCAACAGTAATAGACGCTACTGATATTATTCAGTTCGCTGGCGCAGGAGGTTTTGATACAGCTATCACAGTTGGCTCTTATAACGACACTACTCACGTTGAATCTTCAGTAGGAGCAGACGATTCCTCAGGCAATACACCAAATAACACAAAATGGATTTCTGACGCTGGCGGCACAGGTGGCGACTCTCAGGCAGACTGGGGCGACGGGACAGAAGACATTGACGCTATCTTAGACGCAGAATGCCCCTTAAAAATTAACTTTGCTCATTCTCCTGCTGTTGCGGTTTCAAGCCATATAATTTATGCTTACGACGGGACTACTCCTGCAACTGGACCGACAGAGGTTGATTTCCAGATTGCCGAACAGGCAGACACTAATTGGACAGAAGCAGAAGGAAGCGGAGCGGCTTTAGGAGTAACAGACAGCGGTTCAGCCACTTCTCACGACTTTTATTTCTTAATCAGCGCATCACCAACGACAGTTGGAGAGAAAACAGCATTTAAGATCAGAGACGAATTAACCTATACATAACATGGCTTTAAAAAGTAGAACAAAATATACAGCAGTTGAAATTCTAAAAGCCTCAGGAATTGCTAAGGCAGAAGAACAGATCGGCAAACTCCGCGTAAGAATCGCAGGGCTTGCAGGAATTAACACTCCCGACCACCTTATTAAAATTCCAGAAGGAGTTACGGAGATTGACGTTTTAGTAGGGGAAGAATTAGTTAAGGTTCCTGTTGAACTAGATGATGCAGAAGGTACAATCAGCGAGGGCGCGAAAGTAGCCCTTGATAAAAAAGGTGCTGAATCTGTAGCATTAAAAGAAGCTAAATCAAAGAAAAAGACAGAAGTCGCAGATACACCTCAGTAGGCTCTAACGAGACTATATCTTAGAGGAGGCTCAAATGGAGACTCAAATACAAATACAAAAACACTCGGTAAATTGGCAAGCTTCACTTTCTAACGGAGAGACTTTTTATGAGGGCAAGCCACCTTTTGAAGAATTAGAGAACCAGCCCTCCCCTTGGCAAAGGCTTATTGCCTACACAGCAGAAAAGAAACTAACTATAACCTCGCTTTCCCTTTATACGCCAGACGGGCGTACATTTAATCTTCCCTCGCTTGGCAAGAATCCTAACTTTGCTCCTTTTAGAGATAGTGAAAAACCTATCGACTTTCACGTGGAGCGGAAAATGGGAAGCGAAATATCAGGGTTAAGAGAAGGCAATAAGTTAAGTATTAAAAAAGTTGAAATGTCTGACTGGTTTACAGTCGCTATTGCTATCTATCCCACTTATAAACTCCAATTGTGGGTTGATAATCAAAATCCTAAAAACTGTTGGGTTTTGGTTATTAACTAAATGGCACGTATATTTTCATCGGGCTTTGAACTTCAATCGGTAACCGCTGGTGTTGAATGGGATTCAGGAACAGCAGTCGGGACAATTGACACTTCTGTTAAAAGAAGCGGCGCGGCTTCTTTGCTTTTTAATCTTACTAGCGCAGGGAATGGTCGTGTCGCACACAAAGTTGTTAGTGCTGTTACGGGAAACAAATTACTTGCAAGATTTGCCGTAAGAATTGCAACTGCTCCTGCCGCTAATACCGATATTGCCTCTTGGTTTGACAATGATACTGATTGGTCTGCTTTCATCAGACTTAATACAGACAGGACTTTATCTTTAGTCAATTACAACGGAACTGTAATTGGTACTTCTTCGGCTTTAGAATTAGACGCTTGGTACATAGTTGAATTTGCTCACCAAAACGGAGCAACTGATCTTCTTGAAGCCAGACTTGCTCCCGATGACGGAACAACACCTTCAGTTTTTGCCACTACTTCAACTAATCCGGGCATCAATGTTGATACTTTTATAATAGGTATTTCTTGGATTGCGGCAAATACCACAGGCAAACTTTACTTTGACGATGTAGCAGTCAACGACACTTCTGGAGCGGCTCAAACGAGTTATCCAAGCGTTGGTTCAATTGTCCATATGCAACCTGACTCGGCAGGGGATTTTAACGAAACGTCAGGTGACTATACGAGCGTTGATGAGGTAACTCCCGATAATGCGACTACAATTGCGGTTTTTGATGTTAATAACGATAGGCTTGATGTAAATTGTGAAACTTCTGCCAATGCAGGAATTGGGGCCGCCGATACTATTACTTTGGTTCAAGTTGGTTATCGGGCGGCAGGAGTAAATGCTAATGCTAGGTCGGGGAAGTTAAGAATAAAATCTCAGGCAAGCGGAACGATGCTTGAGAGTGCGACTACAGCAGTTTCATCGTCAGCCTATCAAACCAACGCCCCCACGCCATTCGTTTATAAATTAACCTCTTATACCGACCCACAAGCAGGTGGGGCTTGGACACCTACTCTTTTGAACTCAATGCAAATTGGTTTTCAGGCAATTGATGCCGCTCCTGACATAAATCTTTCTACTTTATGGGCATTGGTTGAGTATGTACCAACACTATCAGTAGAGACTAATTCCGAAAGAAACGCTAAGATAACTGGAAAAACAACTGCAAATTCAGAGCGTTCGTCAAAATTAACTGGAAAAGCTACCTCAAATGCTGAACGGGCGGCTAAACTCACAGGGGTAGCCACGACAAGCTCTGAAAGAGCAGGGAGGCTAACTGGTTCAGTTGGTGTTGAAGTTAATTCAGAGCGTTCCTCAAAAACTATTGGTACAGCAACCTCAAACGCAGAAAGAGCCGCAAGGCTTACAGGGGTCGAGGGTTCTAATTCCGAACGAAGCGCAAAAATTCTTGGAACAGCCACTACAGAATCTGAACGCCCTGCAAAAATTACTGGTTCGCAAACCACAAACAGCGAAAGGGCAGGAAAATTAACTGGTAAGACGACTGCTAATTCTGAACGCCTAGCGAAGATTACAGGGGAACTAACCTCAAGTTCCGAGAGAAGCCCTAAGATTTATGGCGGTTACGAGTTTTCAGTTAACGACCATTTTGACGATACGGCTAACAAAGACGCAGGAGCAACAACAGCAAAATGGGAAGGAGACGGGGAGATAACCCTGCAATAAAATGGCAGTAACAGATTGGAAGTTTCCTACAAGTACATTTTCTAATTCAGGCGTAGTTAACCCAGACAATGCTTGGGCTTCAGACGATGCTCACGCAAACCTTGATACAGTAACCGATCAGGTGATTTATGGCAATTTCGGAGACTTTGGACTCCCTGCAGGGGCAGTTATTCAGGGAATTGAAGTTGAAGTTGAAGGAAAAATTACAGGAGAAGGAATCAACCACTCTGCTGATGTCTATGTGAGAATCGGCGGCGTTCTTTATTCAGGAACAAACGGAACATGGGATCCAGATACAACTACAGACGATGTCCAAACTCTAGGAGGGGCAACTAACCTTTGGGGTGCTAGTAGTGCCGCTGTCTCTGATTTCGCAGACGGTACTTTTAGGGTTCGTTTCACAATGACCGCCCTAAGCGTAACCTCGCTGGATTTAGACGCCTTTAAAGTAAGAGTTTACTATACCGAACCAGTAGATACTAACTCCGAACGCCCTGCCAAAATAACTGGCAAGTCAACTTTAAACTCACAACGAAGCGCAAGAATGACAGGAGGATACTCGCAACAGGTTGCGGTTTCAATTGCTCTTGCAACTCCTGATGGTCCAATTACTGATGCTATTCTTTGGGCAAGAGAAGACAAACCCTCTGATACAGACATCACTTATTACTTATCAGCAGACGGAGGCAGTAATTGGGAAGAAGTTACGCTTGATACTCCTCATGCCTTTGTAGATCAAGGGCAAGACCTCCGTTGGAAAGCAGTTTTAGACCCTAGCTCAGATAAATTAGAAAAGCCCACAGTTAAAGACATTATCATTTCCTATGCAGTTGGTGCTATTCCTGCTAATTCCGAAAGAGCGGCAAAAATAACTGGAACTCAGACAACCTCAAGTGAAAGAGCCTCTAAAATCACAGGACAAGAAACTTCAAATGCCGAAAGGAGTGCAAGGTTAACTGGAACTGCCCAAGCTAACAGCGAGCGCAACGCCAAAATAACAGGTACAGATACAGCGAGCTCAGAGAGAGCCGCTAAAATTACTGGAAAACAAACAGCTTCTAGCGAGAGATCAGCAAAAATAATTGGTACTGATACTTCCTCCTCAGAACGAAGTGCCAAAATAACAGGCAAGTTAACAACTAACAGCGAACGGAATGCAAAAATAACAGGGAAAGAAACCGCCTCAAGTGAGAGATTAGCAAAATTAACAGGACAAGCTCAGGCAAATTCAGAGAGGAGTGCGAGGCTAACAGGCACAGCAACCGCAAATTCTGAAAGACAAGCCAAAATTACAGGGCAGGAAAGCACGTCTAACGAGCGAAATGCTAAGTTAACGGGTAAAGACTCAGCTAATTCTGAAAGGTCTGCAACTCTTACAGGGCAAATCATAGATGAGCGTTCCGCGAAATTAACAGGGCAAGCTCTCACATCTTCTGAAAGGGACGCAAAACTAACAGGTAAAAATACGGCTTCAAGCGAGCGAGATACTAAAGTTACAGGAACTTTAGGGGCTAATTCGGAAAGAGCCGCGAAAATAGTAGGGCAAGCCCTCACAAACAATGAACGATCTGCAAAGATAGTCGGCACAGACACTTCTAGCTCTGAACGTTCGGCTAAAATTACAGGTCAACAAACAGCAGACAGCGAAAGAGCGGGTAAGATTACTGGAAAGGCAACCGCACAAGACGAAAGAAATGCAAAAGTTGTCGGTAAATTAACAACTGATTCCGAGAGGTCTGCGAAATTAACTGGAAAAGATCAAGCCTCTGATGAAAGAGCCGCAACACTTGAGGGCTTTATACCTACCTTATCTGAAAGGTCAGCAAAAATAGATGGAATAACAACTGCTTCATCTGAGAGAGCCGCGACCTTAAACGGGACAACCCATGTAATTTCCCAGCGTAGTGCGAAAATAGTCGGGCAGGAATTAACAGATGACGAACGGGCCGCTAAATTAACTGGTACAGCTTTAACAAGCAACGAGAGAAACGTAAAAATAGTAGGAAAGCAAACTGATTCCTCTGAAAGAAACGCAAAACTCACAGGAAAAGACTCTGCAACTTCCGAGAGGAATGCCAAAATTACAGGGCAAGACTCCGCAACCTCTGAGAGAAACGCAAAAGTAACAGGGCAACAATTAACCGCAGACGAACGAAGTGCAAAGATAATTGGGAAACAATCTGCCAGCAACGAAAGAGATGCGAAATTAACTGGAACTTTAACAGATCAAGCCGAAAGGTCAGCAAGGATTGTTGGTAAAGATACTGCCGCAAGTGAGCGGGACGTTAAGATCACAGGGTCAGCGGAAGCAAACAGCGAAAGAGAAGCAACTCTGCAAGGGCAAGCCTTAACATCTAGCGAGAGAAGCGCAAAGGTTACTGGATATTTAACAACTCAAAGCGAGAGAGACGTAAAGATAACAGGTAAATTTTCTGCAAATAGCGAAAGAGGTGGAAGGCTTAAAGGTATCAGAACCAAAAGAAAAAGTATTTATGTTTCTCCGCGAAACTTAAAGGGGTCGGTATCTGTTGCCGCAATAAAGACAAATGTTTCAATGAGGTTTATTAGGAAATTTGAAAATGTAACAATTAGAAATTTGTCAGCCCGCTATATTGCTTTTAGGAATAAAGGAATCACAGTTGTTGCAAATAAGTTGTAGAGTGTTATAATTATTTTAATAGTACAAGAGGCCATTGAGCCCTTTATTACCTAGCAAGAGTCCTAGAGACCGCTAGGGGTAAGGGCTTTTGTCGCGTTAAATGGACAAAAAACTAATTAGAAAAAATTTCATAGTACAGATTAAAGACCTTGGTGAAGGAATTATTGAGGCGGTTGTCGCTAGCGATTCAGTAGACCGCCATGGCGAAGTAATTGATATTAAGGGTTTAGATATCAAGAGATTTAAAGAGAATCCTGTTATTCCTTGGGCGCATAACTACGACGAACCTCCTATCGCAAAAGCAATTTCAATCAGGAAAACACAAGACGGCAAACTTATTTCCAAGATGGAGTTTGCTATTAACATTTCTAAATTCGCAAGACAGATTTACGATCTTTACAAAGGAAAGTTTTTAAGGGCTTTTAGCATTGGTTTTATTCCTCTTGAGATGGACGGGAACATTTATACAAAATCTGAACTGATCGAGTATTCAGCAGTTCCAATCCCTGCTAATCCAGATGCTCTAGCAATGGCAATGAAAATGGGAATTGATTTAGAAAAAGTCAAGGAAGGGGGTGACAATAAAATGGATGACGACAAAGACCAAAAAGACCAAGACGGCGAAGACGAAGACGACGCTGATGACGACGCTGATAAAGGCGAAGACAAAAGCGAAGGAGACGGAAACGCCGCAGGTGACCCAGACGCGGGCGAAGGTGATGGTGACGACGATGCTGGCGATGACGCTGATGACAAAAAAGGCGATGAAGCTAAAGATCAGGGTCAAGTGCTTGCTTCTATTAAAGCTGTTAAAAAACAGATGTCAGAAATGGGTAAAACCTTGAAAGCGATGGATAAACCTATCAAAAAGTTTATCTCTCAAAGTAAAGGTGGAGTCATAATGGCAGGAGGAGAGCCAATTTCTAAAGAAGAGAAATTGAAGCTATGGCTTAAAGCTATGGTTACAAAAGACTTCTCCGAATATAAGGAAGTGATCGCTAAGGACGCAATGGATACGAGTACAGGAGTAGGTGAAGCTACTCTACCTCCAACTGAATTTATCGCAGAGATAAGAAGGTTAGAGGAACAGTACGGAGTTGCTCGTAGATTCGCTGATGTCCGATCAACAGATCGTACTTCCATCACAGGCATAAAAGGCAACGCTGATGTTTCGATTTACGAGACAGCAGAAGCAGGAGTAAAGACAGGGACGAAAGTCACTTATTTGCCTTTTGAGCTCACTTTCAAAAAGTTTGCCGCAATCGCTCCTGTAACCGATGAGTTGCTAGAGGATTCTGCAGTAGCCATATGGGCTGATCTTACTTCAAGATTTGCCAGAGCTTACGCCAAAAAGGAAGACGAACTCGTCTTTACTGTAGCCGCAACGGGTATCATAAACCTTGGCGGGGTTGCACCAATCGCCATAATTGGTGATTCTATCGAAGATATCACATTCGATGAGGTAAACAGAGCAATCTATTCCGTTCCAACTCCTTCGATGCAGAACGGACGTTTTTACTTCCACAGGACAATTCTCGGCGTATTGCAGAGAATTAAGGACACTCAGGAGAGGTACATACTTACTCCAGGGCCAGATGGTCCAGTAAGCGGTACACTTTGGGGCGTTCCTTACGAACTAACGGAGGTACTAACAAGCCTCGACAATGATGCCGCTGGTACACCTTTCATAGTGTTTGGTGATCTTAAGAATACAATCTTGGGAGACCGAACAAGGATGACAGCAAAGATATTTGATACTGGTTCAGTTGTTGATGCTGACGAGGAAGATTTAAACCTTCTAACTCAGGACGCTCAAGCTATGCGTGTAGTTAAGCGTTTCAACGCATTAACAGTTTTTGAAGAAGCTTACGCTGTTATATCGACAGGAGGTGCCAGTTAATGGTAGCTCAACATAAAAAAGCCTTACTTTAACCTTGGCGGGAACAGGTAAGGCTTTTTGTATGGTAAAATGTGTATAATGAACTTACTAAGGTATTTGCATCGGGCAATTTTAAATAGACCTGCCCAATCAAAAGAAGAATGGCAAAATACACAGAGCAAGCGAAAGTTGAAGCCTATCTCCAAAGAGCCCTCACAGAGCAAGAGAGCGCAATCCTCGACGACATAATCTCAGTAGTTTCAAGAATAATATCTAAGTATTGCAATAGAATTTGGCGTGGCTTAGATGAGGAATTAGACGAATATACAGATGAAAACGAGCAAAGGATATTTGACGGCAACGGACAACGTGAGCTTCACTTAGACGAATTTACTTCAATTGAATTACTTGAATTTTTAGACGGCTATGGTGATCTTCTTGAAACGATTGATGCTACTGACTACGTTACTTATCCGCTTAATACAAGCTACAAGAACTCAATTTTACTTAGATTTAGACGTTTCCCGTCTAGTGTCGCTAGAGTTAGGGTTACGGCTAATTTCGGCTCAGGAGAAGCCCCAGACGAGGTTGTAGCGACTGCTAGTGCCTTAGTAGGCGAATATATCACTAGAGCCTCTCAGACGGGCGATTATGCCAAGGAATCTATTGAAGGCTACGCTTATGAGCTTAAACAAAATACAGGCGAAGAAGGCTCTAAAGCTCAAACGATCTTGAAAGACTTAGACAGTTTTCGAAAACTATTGCTTTAACATGGGACTAATTACTCACATATTGACTCAGACTTGCTCTATTGTTGACACTACCCAAGATATCTACGGGGATCAAAAAAAAAATAGTGCAACGGAATACCCCTGCCGCTTCCGCGAAATAAAAGGACTCACAGCTTTTGGCATTAACAGAGAAGATTTAGATGCTGATGCTATGGTTTGGTTTGAGCCAGATGTTCCAGTTAGTGAAGGTACAATCATAAAGTTTGGAGATGACTATTATCGAGTGATCGGGATTGTTACAGCCAGACGACTTGCGGGGTCAACTGTTTACTTTATTAAATGTTCTCTTGAAGCACACAAGGAGGTTCCAGATGGGAGTTAGAATTGTAAATAAGATAAATGAATTTGTCGTTAAAAACGCCTTTGCCGCAGATCGGGCTCTAGGGCATATGGCAATAGACATTGAAAGGATCGCTAAATTAAAAGCACCTTTTTTGACAGGCGCTCTAAGATCGTCAGGACGCGGGACAAAAGTTGCGCCATTAAAACACAAAGTAGAATTTAATATCGAGTATGCCTCATATCAGGAGTTTGGTGGGGACGGCAAACGGGTAGTCAGGCGTTATTCAAAACCAGGCACAGGCAAACTTTATCTAACTAACGCTGGCAAGGAAATAACTAGGAAAGCGGTTGATTATTTTAAACGGGAGGTTGCAAACATAAGAGTATGATCCTTGAAGATTTAGCAGTCTATTTAGAAGAGGAAACTGAATTAGACTTAATTGCTACTGGTAATTTGTTTATAGGCGAATTGCCCGTAAAAAAAGTCAATTGTGTTTCTATGGTCTATGTTCCGTCTGAGCCTCCTAATTCCGCGTTAGATGTTTTTTACCAACAGATTGATTTCTGGTCAAGATATCAAAATGCAGATGATTCCTATAATATGCTCAAAGATATTCAGACTGAACTGCACCAAAAAGTAAGTTGGGATTTAGACAACTGGCACATTTACCTTGCTCACTCTGTTTCAGGAATTGAAGACTTTGGCAGAGACAATGAAAGAAACAAACTACACAAGCTCACAATGCGTTTTATCTTTAGACCGATTGCGGGCGATTTCTCTTAGTTGACAAAAGAATTTTTGTTTGTGCTATAATTTATTTAGATATGTCAGTAACAGATTTCCACATAGGCGCTGGCGACATTTCGATTAACGGCGAAGACATTGGTCACACTACTCCTAACGGAGTTGTAATCACTTACGAACCTAACGTACATCAACACCAGAGCGGTCAATGGGGGACGACCCCAGTTAAGGCTTCTATAATTGGAATCAACGTATCCCTCGAAATAGAAATAGCAGAATCCACTTTAGACAATCTTGAAAGAGTATTGCCTGGAATTACCAGAGCAGGAGGCAGAATCCAAATAGGCGGGGAAGCTGGCAGAGAAGTTGTCGGCAAGAGCCTAGTCCTTACTCCTTTTGACGGAACGGAAGCATGGTCATTTTACAAAGTCGTTCCGACAAGCGCAGTAGAAGTAGCCTACCAAGTTGAAAACGAGAGGGTTTACAAAGTAACTCTCACAGCTTTGGTAGACGAAACAGCCCCAGAAGCAGAAAATATCGGCTACGTCTCCTAAGCCACTTAGTGTTATAATCGCATTATGAGTGATGATATCCTTGATTTAGATATATTAGTTCCCCCTTCAAAAACGATTAAAGTAGGAGAGAAAACCTTTACAGTTAAACCCGCAACAATTCGCCAGTTAGCTGAAATTGCCAAACTTGAAAGAGAGCTTAATAATAATAAAACAGACGAAACAGCCGCAGTAGAATACTATAATCTTTTAGAGGTGATGATTCCTGGCATCAAAGAAGTAGAATTAACGCCTTTGCAGTTATTTAACATTTTGCAGTTTGTGAGGGACATGGGGATTCCAGAAAATATACCAGAAGTTGAAAAGCAATTCTCGCCTAAAAAAAAAGTAGCCTTGCCGAATCAATTGCCTACTTCCTCCATTTCTACCCAGGATACACCATTGAAATAATCTTAGACGAATACGTTGAGAGATTTTATCGCTTTCTAGAATACGCCTTGCAAATTGACAAAGAAGATCAGGTGCAAAGAATTATCGCTTCTTCTTATCCTCACGTCTCTAAAAAAGACCAAAATTCAATAATGAGAGCTTATACTAACTTAAAGGAAGTCGATAGTGATAGAATTAAATTAGATAGAGTAAGAGCAAAACGCATTCTTATGGGAGGTAAATAATGGCTGAAGGTACAAAAGTAGGTTCAATTTATTACGAAGTCGGCGCTGACGACAAAAAATTTAAGTCAACTGCGAATAGCATAACTTCACAATTAAAGTCGCTTGCTGGCGTTGCAGGATTAACTCTTGGAGCCGCAGGACTTGTCGGTTTCCTTAAACAATCAATAACTGCATTCAACGAAGCTCAAAGAGTAATCGCCCAAACAAATGCCGTTATTCAATCCACAGGAGGAGTGGCGGGCTATACTACTGAGCAAATTCAGAAAATGGCCGCGGAAATTCAAAAGACAACTACAGTTTCAGATGAAGCCGCCCAGCAAGGAATGAATATGCTTTTAACCTTTACAAAAGTAGGCCATGAAATTTTCCCACAAGCAACTCAGGCAATTATTGATATGGCAACTGCTATGGGAGGAGGATTAACGCCAACAGGCGAGGAATTAGCAAATACTGCTATTCGAATCGGGAAATCTTTACAAGATCCTATTCTCGGAGTAACCGCCCTTAGGCGTGTAGGTGTTAACTTTAACGAAACTCAACAAGACATGATTAGAAATTTAGTAGAGACTGGGCGATCAATGGACGCTCAAAAGTATATTCTTGCCGAATTGTCTAGAGAGTTTGGAGGAAGCGCCGCCGCTCAAGCTGAAACCTTTGAAGGCAAAATGATCCAACTCAAGAACAGATTTAATGATCTCCAAGAGAGTATGGGAGGAGCAATGATCCCTGCCCTCTTAGCCCTTTCAGATGCCTTTAGTTTCGCAGGAGGCAGTATGAACGGACTCTTAATACCTATACAAGTCATAGCAACTGCTTTGATTGGATTAGCCTATATTGCAGGGACAGTTGCCAGAGTCCTTGCTACTGTATTTAGTGCCGCTTGGAAAGGCATACAAGGGGATTTCCAGGGAGCAAGTCAGGCAATTAAAAACGGAATAAAGAGTCAAGCAGAGTACGCAGTAAAAACTCAAGAGCGTTTAACTTCGGTCTGGAAGACAGAAACAAATAAGCAGACAAAAATTGCTGTTGGAGGAATGAAACAACAGGAAGATGCTAGTGGCAAAAAGTCAGCTAAAGTAAAAAAAGACCTTGAGGAAGAAACAGACAAATATGAAACCGAATTAGCAAAGCGAAATAAAAACTTCAAAGAATCTCTAGCTGATTTAATTTGGGCTCATCAGGACAGGATAAAAGATTTCGAAAAACAAATAGGCGAGGAGAGCGACAACTTCACAGAGAAGATGGAAGATCGTCAAAAAGACTTTGAAGAAAAAATGCAGGATATGAAAGATGAGCACCAATCTAAAGTTGACGAAATTAACGCACAAATTGATGAGGAAGTAGCAAAAGGAGTATTTGGCAGTCAAAAGAAAATTGCAACTTTAAGGGCTGAACTTGCAACTGAATTAGCAGAATACGAAAAAAAGAGGGCTAGAGAAGAAGCAGACAAACTTGAAGCCGACGCTAAAGATCAAGCAGATCACGAAAAACGCCTTGCTGATTTAACTACCCGAATGGGAGAAGAAAAAGCGATCCTTGATGCTCACCAAGCAGAAGTTGCCGCGGTTAAAGATTTAGCAAGAGAAGATGATATCGCAAGGCTTGTTCGCCAACACAATGAAGAAAATGCAGAAGCAGATAAACAGCATCAAAAAAGAATGGTCGATATTGTCGCTCAAAATGATGCCGCAGGAGCCGCAGGAGGAGCCGCCTTTAATAATGCCATTCAACCTTACTTAGATGAGCTAGAAAAAAAGGCAGAAGATGCCGCGGTCAACGCCTCAGAATCTATGGAATTTGAAATGGGAGAAGGAGGCAAAAAGAGTGGAGAAAATTTGATTAAGAAATTTGTCAATGCCATAGTAAATAAAGCAAAAGAGGCTCTTAGATGGACTCAAGGCAAAGCAAAGGAATTATTTACTGCAATATCAGAAGCCGCAAGCCTACCTCATTTCGCAAGTGGAGTTAAAAACTTTAGGGGCGGTTCCGCTTGGGTTGGTGAAAGAGGACCAGAAATTGTTAGATTGCCAAAAGGTTCAGAGGTAATTCCAAATGACCAAATAGCAGGGCAGAATATCACTATTTACATTGATAAAGTAGGAAGTGAGCAAGATGTTCAATCAATTGGAAGGGAGCTAGGCTATCGGGCTGGCATAAGTCCAAAATGAAAAATATAACTATAGTCGAACAAGCAGACGGCAATCAGTTTACCTTTTATAATAACAGGCTAGGTTCTATTTTGAGGAATTTTGAGGGCTTTGAGTACCCAATGGTTAGGTCTTCAATTGAAGATGTCGCTGGGGATTATGGGGCAGTTTACGTCAATTCTAAATACGGCACAAGGAGAGTCGGTATAAATGGCGATCTTGTTTCAAGTAGCATTTTTAGCGACAGACGTTTGCTTTTAAAAGCTCTTAGGCAAACAGGAGAGATAAAATTAGTTAAATTCCAAACTTATGATAATTTACTTCTACAATTTGAAGCAGAAGTTACTAAGGTGCTTAATCCTTATACGCATGAAATTCACTCGTTTTTAATTGAACTGACAGCGCCAGATTACCGATTTTATTCACAGACTCAAACATCTAGTTTAATTGACAGAACAAACCTAGCAGGAGGTACAAGTATCCCTGCAATTATTCCGATGTCTTTTCCTCTTTCAACTAATCCTGAAACGACAATAAATAACGTGGTTACAAATCAAGGCTCGGAAGTTACCGACCCTGAATTTGTCATAGATGGTCCAGGACAAGACTTTTTGATCCGCAACGTTACAACGGATAAAGAATTTACTCTTGCAACGATACTCACAGCAGACGATCAAGTGATTGTTGATGTTAAAAATAGAACTGCAATTTTAAATGGCACTACAAACGTATATTCTGATTTAACTGGCGATCTCTGGTCGCTTGTTCCAGGCGATAACGAGATGAGATTCTTTATAGGAAGCGGTTTTGTTGAGTCCCAGACAAGCCTTATTGTCAGATTTAGAGACGCTTATGGAGGAATTTAATGCCAGATAGCCTTTACAAAATTTTAGTAAAAGACGGAAGTGGCAATACGCTTGGCGAATTTAATAATTTTAGGGATTTAAACTTTAGCAAAAGGTTAAATAATTATGGTCAATGCTCTTTTCAGGTACCAATTACTGACTCAAAAGTTTCTTCTTTAATTGGTCTTAGGATTTATACAATTGAAATTTGGAGATCAGGAATACTGACTTGGGCAGGGGAACAAGCTAACAGAGAGGGAAGTCTCGACGATAAGGGCAATAATTGGGCGACAATATACTGTTTTGATTGGTTTGAGCAGTTAAATAGCCGATACTCAGCTAATCTTCAAGAGTACCCTGATCTTGACGCAGGGGCTATTGCTTGGGATTTAATCGACACCACCCAACTAGATGATGACGGGGATTTAGGAATCACGCAAGGAACAATTGAAGTTACTACAAACCGAATAATCCAGTACCACAATGAAAATGTCGCAAAGGCAATAACTGATCTTGCCAATTTAGTAAATGGTTTTGATTTCGAAATTAACAATTCAAAAGTTTTTAATGTTGAGGAATTTATAGGTGTAGATCGAACTGCAAGCGTAGTTTTGGAGTACGGCGTTAACGTTACCAGCGTAAGAATTACAGATGATTTTTCGAGTCCTGTTAACCGCGCAATCGCTTTAGGTCCAGAAGTAGATGAAGTTAATATCAGAATAGACCGCAATGATGTTACCTTGCAAGGAACTTACAAATTAAGAGAGGGAATTGTTTCAGACTTTAGTGCAACAGATGTTGTTACTCTCCAAGATAAAGGAGATGCGCTTATTCGAAAATTTGGCAATCCTTTAGTTAAATTAAGCCTCGGAATTGTGAGAGGTAAAACTCCTACTATCGCCGACTTTGCCATAGGTGATTTAATAAGGGTGAAAATAAAAAGCGGGATTTACAACATTGATGAGAGCTATAGAATTTACGAATGGCAGTTGCGGTACGATAACGACAATACAGAAACAATTGATTTAGTTTTGGGTAATTTTAATAACCCAGAGAGTTTTAGTTAAATGGAAGATTTAAACGCAGTCAGCAGGGACGACATACTAAAAACAATCAGGGAGATTCTTAAAAGGCTTGAAGCTCTTGAAGCGGAAGTAATGCGGATTAGAAAAATAGTCGAAACTGTATAAATGCTGTTATAATTAAAATATGGCTGTCAATGTAAGAATCAGAAATGGCCTAGAGCCAGACGAATATAGCGATGGGGGAGCTACAGAAGGCGACGTCAGAGGCGATCAGACTGATTTAATTGATACTATCGGGGTTGTAGACGTTGCAGGAGGTCATCTTGAAGTTGTCCAAGATTCACCTGCTTCAATGAACGTAATAGTCGGCGAAGGTGTCGGCTATATTCCAAACGATTCTTTTGATGAGTTTGATTCTGATTCTATTAAATTTTGGGAAGCAGTAGTCAGCGGAACAGAAGGAAGCCGAACTCTTGCGATCTCAGCAAACTCCTCAGGTTCAACTAGAATTGATTTAATTTGTCTATATTTAGACTCGGGTGCGACTCCAGACAATACCGCCTCAAATATCGCAGAGCTTGTTGTTGTAGAAGGAACTCCAGGAGCAGGAGCCCCAAGCCTCCCTGCCTATCATCTTGAACTTGCTCAAGTAACAGTTGTAAATGGCGCAACAGAGATTGAAACTGCAGATATTACAGATTCAAGGCAACAATGTACGATAAAAGCTCCCTTTTTAGCTGTAACAGTTAACAGAGGTTTCCCTTGGTATATTCCTGGAACCTTAGCAACTGGCGACGAGCAAGGCATGAAATATATCGTGCCTCAAAATATGACCGCTGTTAAACTTTGGATGCACACAGAGTCAGGGTCATGTACTTTTAGGATTCAAAGAGATACGACTGACATTGTGACAAGCATTACAGCAGATACAAATATGGACTCAGATGTTATCAGCGTTGCTCTTACCGCAGGAGAGGTTTTGACTTTAGACATACAGACAATAGGCTCAGGCGTTGGCTTACAGGTTGAATTAGAATGCGAACAGTAAAATGGAAGAACAAAGTCTCTACGACGATTTCTTTAAGAAGTTTCAAAAAGAACTTCTAGCAATAGCAAACAGCGATTATGGCCGCGCTTTATTTCGAATCCCCGAAAAAGAAAAAGTCGTTAAACTTTCCCCTAACTCTTACCACATAGAATTAGACAAAGGAATTTACCGAGCAGTTATTAGGTGTTACGAACTTTACGCTAGATTGATAACAACGGGCATTGGTGTTAAAGGACTCAAGCCGATTCCTTCTGCTATGCGCTTTATTGGGCGCAAAAGTGATATTGCCTTCCCTGAATTTTATGTACCTTTAATGAGCCAAGATTCGTGGTTTAGCGGGGCAGGAGACGGCTCTATGTATTACAACCCAGGTGCCGCAGGGGACTGTACTATTTGGAATACTGCTATGGATTTTACTGGTTCAGCTGGGTGGGTAGATTATACTTCTAATAATACTTTCGCTATGATAACTCAAAATGGTGGTGGGTCGTGTATTTGCGCTAGAGGATTTTGGCCTTTTAATACTGCTTCTTTAGATCAAGCCATAGGTTTAGACAGCGGGAATTTTAAACTTTGGGGGTATGCAAATTATCAAGATACAGACGGCAAAGCAGTTTGTGTAGTTGAAGGGCAACAAGTTAGTCCTTCTAGTTTAGCTGGTAGCGATTATTCTAAATTAGTAAGGAATGTTTTACTAAGTGAGACCCAAATTTTATTACATCTATCAAATGTTGCCTACAATGATTGGCCTTTAAATGCCGCAGGATTAGATAATATAAATAAAATTGGCTGGACAAAATTTGCAACAATAGGGAATGTAGATTACGGCGACAGTTGTACAACTGGTCCCGTTTGCGGACACAGCGTTCGAACTTCTGAATACACAGGAACTTCAAGCGATCCGATTTTAATTCTAAACTATAATAACTATCAAGGAGGAATGAACTAATGGAAAACTTTTTTAACGCGGTTTCAAACTTTGGTTTCCCGATTGTTGTTGCGGCTTATCTCTTATTTCGCTTTGAAAACAAGATCGACCAGAATACTAAAAAGTTAGACGAGCTAATTGGCATACTAAAAGACAGAAGACGAAGATGAATACAATTTTTGATGTTTTTTTATACATCGAACAAGCTCCTTATTTTTGGGGCAGTATGGGATTTATAGTAGCGATTGCGATGTTAGTTGGAACCTTAATCTTTGAAGGTGATTATAGACAAATTTATAAATTCATTCTGAGCTTAGGAGCTTATACTATAACAATTTTAGTTGTTAATTTCATGAGAGCAAGTAAAGCTATAGCCATAGACGCTACTGCTTCACAAAAAGCGATGGCTTATGCCGCAAGTGGAACAATACTAATTGTTTCCTTTTTTTGGATTATAGGATTATTTTTAGGCTTAACGATTCACAAAATTAGAATAAAAAGACTATGAGCGAAGCAACGATACTCTTTGTTTTGATTATTATTTGGGACTTATTTAGGGATTTTATATTGATAAACTACAGCCACAAAATTAAAAAGGTTGTTAAAAAATTTAAGAATGGAAAGGGATAGATGGTGGGAAATTGAACAGCAGATGGACGGTAAGACGGCTGTTAAGTTTCAAATGCCCCAGCCTGACGGAAGATGGGTGACTCTAGTCCCAGATGAATTTGGAGTATATCACCATTTTTTTGAAAACTTTGCAAGAGAAATAAATCCAGATAAAAGATTAACACCTGACCAAATGGCTGATAGAACAATGCAAAAACGGGGACAAGGCAAGAAACCGCCTAAGTATGATTAAATTAACTTGACAAAATGAGCTCAAAGGAGCATAAATAAACCGAGAGAATGTCTAATATCCCGCTAAACATTCCGCAATTAGGAAACCGCTTTGTTGATGATAGACAGAGAGTTGCAGGAGATTCTTATAACTGGTCTTGGAACCGCCCCCTCACACAAGTACAAAAATTAGTAATTCACCACACAGTAACTAAACCAAAGGCTAGTTGGCAAGAAGAAGTTGATGAGGTCGCTTCGATTCACCTAAACACTAAAAAATGGGGAGGAGTCGGCTATCACTTCTTAATTACATCACAAGGCATAGTCGCTTATGTTGGAGACATTGGAACGGCAAGAGCAAATGTCAAAAACCATAATGAAAAAGTAATTGGTATTTGTATGGTTGGAGATTTTACAAAGCACTTGCCTACAGATATTCAGATTAACTCAACCCACGATCTATGCGATTTTTTTCTTAATAATTATCCAAACCTAAACAACGTCACAGATTGGGACGATGTTATCGGACACAAAGATGCTGTTGCTGTTTTTGGAAATACAACTGCTACACAATGTCCTGCTTCCTCTTGGCCTAATGATATGAAAGACAGAATTAGGCACAATATAGTTTATAGTCCTCAACCCACTCCATCTCCTCCAGCCCCTCAGCTAACACCAGAGCCAACTCCTGAACCTACGCCGATTCCAACGCCTCAACCTATACCGCCACCTAATAGCAACGCATCAATTAAATTAAAGGCTGTTATAGCCTTAGCAAATTCCAGATGGACTTGGATTGGTACTAAGGGTTGGAAGAATAGACTGGCAGAATTGAGGCAGATTTTAAGTTGACAGACGGAGAATTAGAAGCGCATTTAAAAGTTATAACTGATCTGCTTGCAGACATTAAAAAAGTTCAAGACAGACATGAAACTAACACAGACAAAGAAATCGGCGATCTACATGATTTTACACTTAAAGTTGCAGAGCTTAGTGCAAAAGTTGATACGATCCATTCAGGTCAAAAAAGGGTAGCGGAAAGAACCGCAGATGCAGTCGAAGATGCAATTGAGCCAGTAACAAAACAGACAAAAAAATTAGAGGCAACTATAAAAACAAAAAGGTCAATAGCTTTCAAAGCACCTAAACGTTTTCTCTTTTGGAAAAGGGGTGAATAAAAAATGGATCCAACACAATTAACAGAACTTTTAAATATCACAGGGGACGTTAACCTTGCTGTTGCTGGTGTAGGAGCTTTAGTTATCTACGGATTAGTTTCAGAGATCAGAAAACCCTTCCCAGATGCGATAAAAAAATACTCTTTTTTCCTTAATTTGATTATAGGTATCATTTTTGGATATTTTAATCTGTTTGGTATAGGCGGGCTGGAAGCTGGAATCATGGCTTCCCTTGCCTCAACAGGAGCAAATGCGTATCTAAATAAAGCAAAGAGCTCTAATTCTCCACAACTGCCTGTAGGAGATTAGGGGACACCTCAAAAAAAAGGGTCTTCACCTTTCGAGTTATCTGCGGAGGCGAAGCCCTTTTTCTTTACTTTACCAAGTCATCGAAAACAGAGCAAGTTAGCTTGGAGCTTTTTAACTTTTTGTGCGTCGCCCCAAAAAACGCACTTGACAAAATTCTGAGCAATAATTTCGCTTGAGCTTTTTAAAATCTTCAATTTAAAATTTCACAAAAAACAGCCCATACTATAATTAAGTGTAGGGATTATCCTATTAGGAAGCCCTAAGTAGCACATTAAAAATATGAAAGGAGGTGAAACAATGGTAGCTGTTTGCGATAGTTGTTTCCGATTCGGAGCAACTAAACCCTATAGAGCTTTTAATCTTTGCAAACTAAGATGTTTCCGAAAGAGAAAAAGTTTTTGGCGGGGTAAGCAGTATCAAAAGAGACATGACTCAACCAGAATGGGCAACAGAGCTTATCTCTGAAGCGTGTGCCTTAAGGGGTAGACGAGTACCAAAAGTTAAATGGTACCAGAGAACTTGCCAACACACGTCAGGGAGATGTTTTAGAAGGCCTAAAAGAGGATACAGAATCCATATCAGTCTAGGGACAGATAAGATTGGAGGTAAACAAGTTTTGTGTCATGAGTTAGCACATTACTTTGGGAGACCTAAATGGCATCACAACAAAAAGTTCTGGCTGATACTAAAAGAATTGCTTGAGTACTTTGACATAGCAACCGAGGAGTACAAAGCAAGAGAGGTTTTGTATATGCACAATGCGGCAAACTACCTCTAAAGATAACTGCCCCGACTAACACTCGGGGCTTTTATTTGCCCGCAAGATAATCTCCCGCAATAAGTTCAAGGGCTCGCCCCTCGCTCATTGTTTCGTCTCCTTCTTGGGCTTTGCTGATTGCTTGTTTAATTATTTCGTATTGCTCGGCTGTTACTTTTATTACAGTCATTCCATCTTCAAGGTTGCCCGCATTGTCTTTTACGTCTTCCCAATTAAAATTAGCCATCTCAACGTAATTTTTAATCATCTCATCTTTGTAGGGCAGGGCTAGGTCTTTGAAGTCATTGACCATTTTTTTAATCAAATGGGCTAGTTTTATTTCGTTAAAAGGAACCTGTTGCTCGAAGTCAATTGTAGTTTCCATTGCTTCCTGATCAGAAATTTCACCTAGGTTATAAACGATGATATTTTTCCAGTCTAATTCTTTACAGGCAGTCCAGCGTTGTTCCCCGTCCACGATTTCATACCTGTCGCCTTTTGTGCGCACTACTACAGGCAGTTTAAGACCTTTTTTGGTTATGATACCCTTGATCGTTTCAAACTGCTCTGTGTTTTTATCTTTTGGGTTCCAGCTATTAGGGTCTAAAAGATTGATGTCAACTATTGATATAAATTTAGGATCGAATTTTAATTGTTCCATAGGTTAGTTTTTGCCATGTTTGTGATTCATATTTTTGCCGCAAAGACATTTTTTTAACAATTTCAATTTACCACACTTTTTGCAAAGCCTTGCTGTTACAATCCAATCAATGCGCCTACTGAGTTTCCATTTATGACCAAAAATCCAAAAGCAGATCATGTTTTGTAAACAACTCCTCTAGCTTCCCACACTTGAGTAAAATATCTTTCCATCTCTTTGTAGGCTTCAACTGCTATTTCCATTCGCTTAACCCTGCCTACTGCTAAATTTTTGTCATGGACTTGAGCTAAATCTTTTACTTTTTTACTGAGCGAATACAAATTGTTATTCTCGTTGTTCAGTTTTATTGTACCAAGTCGCTTGCCGTCAAATGCGAGAGTAGTTGCGTATTGCATTCCTGCTTTCCAACTTGTCGCGTCCGTTGAGTAAAAAGGATACTTCATTAACGCTTCACGTTTGCAAAAAGCGAACCCATGAACTTTTATGCCCTGCTCGTAGGCAGGTTTAATAAGGCTGTTGTAAGGCAAGCGGGGTCGCTTAGGCCTGTCGCCCTCAAGAGCAACATATTTACTTTGGGAGTCTTTTAACATTTCCAAATAATCCTCAAAGGTTTGGACTTCTGGGTGATAAACAGTAATGCACTTTTGATATAAGCCAGCCTGTTTTAATTCTTCCCGCCACTCCATCACTTTATCTTGCCCTGCAATTTCGCCTATATCAAGTTCAACAAAATAATCAAATAGGTTATTCCATTTTTTGAGCCAAGCCAAAAAATTCTCCCAGTAAACTTGCGGGGCTTCTTCTGTAATTGTCTTTTTGACGTGAACAGATACAGACAAGCCTTGTCCTTGAAGCTCGGAAAAGAAGCTGTGAGCGCCGCTGTCAACAATGATCTCTTTTATATGGGGCCTGCCAGCCATTAAAGTATAGGGCTCTCTTTTTTTGCGCAGATAGTAATAGGAGTAAAAAGCCCGCTCGATCACATCTGTTTTAACTACCTCAAGTGTTTCGCTTGATTCCATTCCTGCTAGGAAGATTTTCATAGAAACCTCTCAAGTATATCAATCGCCTTGCTAAGGTTGTCGTTGTGTTTAACTGTTAAAGCGTGGACGTAATTTGTATTATTCCGCATAAAGTATCTCACTTTTTCTACTGCATCTGGGAAAACATTGTAGCGGTACATACTAGGAAAGAACTCTCGGTAAGATAAATCATTCGGCACTACTGGGATACAACCTAGCGTGACTGCTTCAATGACTCCAAAACCAAAATTCTCTTGAAGCGCCGCGGAAAATACAACTTTACTTCTGGCAAGCAATTTATAGTAATCTTTTTTAGATAACTTTTGTTCCATTGTTTTAATATACTGGTACTCAGGCAATTTTTCTTTTAACTTGTCAAAGAGCCAAGGTTGTTTTTCATCATCAAGTCTGCCTGTAAAAACGACAATATCTTCTTTCCTTTTTTTGCCTTTAAATGCGAAACTCCGCACATAATTGTAATCAAAAGGCATTCCAGTAACGTGAATCCTGTTAAAGTATTTAGGCACTTTTTTCTCTATTAGTTCAGACTTTGCAAAGGTACTACCAACAAAAACAAAATCTAACATCTTAAACCAACCAATCTCAATATCCCTAACCCACCCTTCTAATTCCCGCACAAAATCTGTTTCTGTGAAGCTCCCAGCGTGGCAATAACCGCCTACCTTTACGCTTAAATTATTAAAGAGCGCCATGTATTTTATTGCTTCAATACCTGGGAACCAAATATCAGAGAAGAAAAAAACGTCTCCGTTGTGAACTACCTTTTGTTGAAAAAGCTGTGCAATAGTAGCCAATTGGCTAAATTTAAAGTGAGAAGTGCTATTAGCGTCCAGAAACGCCCCTGTTTCTATCTCTTGGGTTAAAGGGACTCCTTTGATTCTTTCGTGAGGCAAAGACCTTTTTTTGAGTTCTGTATCAATTAAGCGGTCCATATCTACTGTGTACCGCTTATCTAAATGCTCAAGGGGAACGTAAAAAATCATTCAATCATTGCTCCGTTCTCGTTATCTTCAAAGACTGATACTTTTATTTTGCGGTCATAAGTAATCTCTAGGTTTGCTTTTAAGCATTCTGCCATCATTTCGCAACTCATTTCGCTAGTCAAATCAATTACGTTATTCCAAAGTTCACCACATTCGTCTCTAAAAAGGTGAAATTCAATGTCCCTATTATCGTGAAATTGCTCAATCCAAACCTCCACAAAAAAAACATGCCTGTGCAGAGAAGCTAGATATTTTACTCCTTCTGGCGCATTAACGAATTTGTGCCAACCTATTTTTTGAAACCTGACTATTGACCAGATCATATTAAATTAAGATATTCACTCCTTGCTTTGTCGTCTGATTTAATCCTCCCTAACAATTTATCTGTGACTAACTCGCTCTGTTGTTTATTAACGCCTCTAGCGATCATACAAAAATGGCGGGCAGTTATTCTCACGCCTACACCTTTTGGTTTTAAGACTGAATTTAAAGTGTTGGCAATCTGCTCTGTTAATTGTTCTTGAATTTGAAGTCTGCGGGAGTATATCTCAACAAGCCTCGCTATTTTTGAAATGCCGACTACTCGCCCGTTTGGGATATACCCTACTGATACTTTGCCAAAAAAAGGGAGGATATGATGCTCGCAAAAAGAATAGAACTCAATATCTCTTAGCACAACCATCTGGTCAAAAGTAGAATCAAAAGTAGTCTCAAGTATTTTTTCTGGTGATTGCCTGTAGCCAGCGAATAAGGTATTTGTATATGCTTGCTCGACTCTTGTCGGCGTATCGCGAAGCCCATCTCTGTTTGGGTCTTCCCCTATAAATTCTAAGATTCTGGTTATGTTATCTTTAATGCCTTCTGTTTTACTTTCCCAAGGATAAACAATCCAATTTTTTGTCTGGTCAACGTAAAAAGTAGGTCTGATTTTTGCTGTTGGCTTTAAATGTAGGACTCCAGTTTTCCAATCTTCAAAAGCCGATAGGGTTTCTCCTGAATCGCAAATATCATCAACAATCAAAGTATTTTGTTCAGGAGAATCGACGAGGGGCAAGCCCATGATATTTGACAGTTCAAGCGCAACATAGGAACCGCCCCGAGGGATACCATAAATTGATTCTGCGCCAACGGCTTGTTTGGCAAGTTCGCGACAAAGTTTTTGAAATTCATTCCACGTTAGCTTTTGCTTCATCGGATTGGTAGGTATTTTTTTCGTCAGTTAAGACAAAATACTGGATTTGATCATTGACTGTCAGCAATTTAACTTTAGCAACTCTTATGCCTAAATTGTCATAATTTAATAAAGCATCATTTAATTGTCCGAGGGTAACAAATTTATGTAAGGTCATACTCTGCGCCTAGCTCCCCAAAGCTCAACATGGAGTCTTGAGAGAAGTCTGTAGCCTTTTTGTTTAGCATATTCAGCGACATTTTGAGCATTTTTAATAACTTCTTCGCCTGTTACCCCTTGAGGCATTAAGATTACTTGAGAGGGTTCTATCCCGCAACCTTTGATATAATCTTCCTTGATCTCGTCTAAATCGTTATTCGCCATTACAACGAACTTAAATACTGTATCTGCCCCCCGCAACGCCTCGATAACAGGTTTTCTTATCCGCATAGCCCTTTGGTTACCTGAATTGATTAGCTTAGGTGAGCAGTTAAACTGCACACTCTTAAGAAGTTTCTCTGTAGGCATTATGGTTCCGTTTGTTTCGATCTCTATTTTGTACTCTGGGAGTAAGTCGATTAAATCGTCTATGCGGTCTTTTTGAAGTAAAGGCTCGCCCCCTGTTATAACTAGCCTCTTTTGGATTGAGTCGTCTTCACAAGCCCACGCCTTTTTTACATTTTCTGCGGTTTGCTCAACTGTCCAGTCGCTTGATTCTGTCCAAAACTCTTTTGATTTAGGATTCCAAGTGTACCAAGAATCACACCAAACACAAGCAAGGTTGCAGATTTGAAGCCTTAAAAAGACAGTCGGCCTTCCCATTGTCGGGCCTTCCCCTTGCAAAGTATAAAAGACTCCGTCGCCTGAGATTTTAAAACAGCCCTCTTTTATTTTTAATTTATCTGGATTTTTTAATTCGGCGGGTACTTCATCGTCAGCAACATCAAAGGCACGTTTAAGTTCAGGGTCAAAATTCTCCATCATGCCCTCGCCTAAAAAGTCGATCACTTCTTTTTTGCTAACTCTGCGTGGGTCTATTTCTTCGTTCATAAATCATCTATGGAAACTTCTGCGGTTGTATTTTCAGTTTCTTGGAGGATTATTTTATAGTAACGGGGATCCACTTTTGACAAAAACGCAAGGGTTTCTAATGCAAGAATTTCGGCTGTTGGATTTTCAAAATTATCATTAAGGTATTTATGGTCTAAAGTCCTAATAATAAGTGTATTTACATCT